CGCAAGTCCTCTTGATTATAAGGACTTGCTTGGAGCTCTCATAGCTGCCCTCGCTTGTAATAATAGCGATGGCAAAACTGATGAGACTCGGATTTCTCGGCTTATCGCCGGAGAATCTTAGTATCTCGAAAGCAGGATTGTTGTGGATATAGTTGACAGTCTGGCTAAGAGGTTTACCTTATGGGAAACCATAATAGCTTAGAGACATATGTCTCTCTGGCCGTTCAACTATACCATGACATTGCGCAGTGCTATCCTGATTCTCGGGAGTCTCGACTTGATCTTCGAAAGATTCGAAGTAGGGTCGATTCGGAAGGTATTTCGTTTTTGACGAAAACTCTTCCAAAGCTGGGTAAGGCAATTGATTTTGCCCTACACAGTGACCTTCCACTACTTGTATCTGGCTTTAGTCTAAAGCCTGGTACATCAATTCCCCGATTTCTCGGGTGGTTGATAGTGAAGGTCTTTCACGAGAACGGATATGTCAGGAGTGATCCTGATATTACCGCATTGCAACATCTGAGACAGTTCTTGTACTTTCTGTACAAGCTCAAGTTACCATACGATGAAACAACCGAAAGATCGGTTATATCTTCGTTCATATCTACGCAAGCTGAATTACGGGACATGCAAATGTCCCACCCAGCTTGTGAATCCATCCTCAAAGCGGCGCGCAGTTTTCTGTGTCGCCTATTTGATGGGTTTGATGTCAGGGAAATTGTTCCTCGACACGGACCCGGAGCTGTTGCAACTGGTGAAGAGATTGGTGAGAAATCTAATTTTTCCCGCCTTTATCTTCATACAGAGCGGATGTACCCCTTTACGGAGTACTTCGTCTTGGGTTTATCCCAAGTTGCAGATCAGCTATCATGGATCCAAGGCCTCAGTGTCCTTGAACACGGGACTGCAAAAGTAGTCCTCGTGCCAAAAGACTCGAGAGGTCCTCGTCTCATTTCGAAGGAACCATTGGAACTCCAATGGATCCAGCAAGGAATCCAAAGAGCATTATACTCTTGGATCGAGTCTCATCAATTAACTCGTGGTCGTGTAAATTTTACCGATCAGCGGATTAATCGAAGACTCGCTCTTGTTGGTTCACGAACTCAAAAATTCGTGACTCTCGATATGAAAGATGCAAGCGACCGAGTTACCCTGAAATTAGTCGAAAGACTATTTTCTGGGACTACATTATTTGATGCTTTAATAGCATCACGTAGTGCTTATACTCAGTTGCCTGATGGAAGCCTACAACAATTAGAAACGTTTGCTCCTATGGGATCAGCTGTTTGCTTTCCCGTTGAGGCTTTATGCTTCTATGCGTTGGCTGTCTCAGTGTTACATTTACATGGACGCTCGGATATAAATAATAAACCGAGTATCTATGTTTATGGCGATGATATTATAGCACGGAGAGAAGACTATTCTCTGTTGCTACAGTATTTTCCTGAGTTTGGACTTCGGTTCAATCAGGAAAAGTGCTGTGTATCGGGATTCTTCCGAGAATCCTGTGGGTGCGATGCCTATCGTGGCATCGAAATCACGCCCATCCGGTTGCGGAATACATGGTCTCATCGCGGTTTTAGAGATGCCAGTGAGCTTATTTCCTACGTTGAGCTGTCAAACTCTTTGTGGGAAAAGGGCTACTGGACTACGGCTACCGCTATTCAACGTATGGTTGAGGATCGTTACGGTCCTCTTCCATATACTAGGGAGAAGTATCAATACCGTGACCTCGCCGGTCACATACGTATTGATTCTCCCCCGTTGATTGGTTGGTATCGTAGTCACGTGCACCAGTCAGCTAATCTCAATCGTGTGAAGTCACGTTTTTCACGTGATCTTCATCGCCTTGAGTATCGAAGCTGGATCATTCGCCCTGTAAAGAAACTTTACAAGGTGGATGGTTGGCGAGAGTGTCTCCGAGTATTAAATACCGGATCCACAGGTGCCAAAACTGGCCTCTACGCGCTGCCTCATCGCGTTTGTTTACGAAGAGGCTGGGCGGCAGCTTAATCCACTGCCGTGAGATGCGTAATGAGTGTTAAAATACTCTACGCACCCCGCTACGAACGTAGCGCTGGAAGTTAGAACGGATATCTAAAAGGAGGATCATATGACCCGTTCTTCTAGTATCCCTAACAGACGAGAACGC